CTAAATTAGAAGCAGCGAAGAAAACTGCTAAAGCCGAAGCAGTTGCCGCAGGTAAATATGCTTTAGGAAGAGTGCAAGCAGGGGAATCTGCCGCCGCCGCATACCAAAAAGAAATGAGGGGTTACAATCAGGCATTTAGACTTGAACTTTTAGAAATGGAATCGGATAGAGCAAAACAAAGAGTAACCGATCAAAAAGTTGGAAATATTAAAAATATAGAAGTATATAACGGTCTAAAAGTTAATTATGGAAGAAATAACAAAGGTGCAGTTTTTGCGATTCCTCAAAATGCTTTAAATACAGTTGGTACAGCTATGAGAAACTTAGACGAAGCTGTTCGTAAAACCGATAAAATAGATCAATTATTAAATAATTATAGTAAGGTAGGTGGTCTTACTGGTAATGTAATTTTAGATTGGGCTAAAACTGGTGCAGTAAGTTTTGGACTTAATCCTAGCACAGCGTTTAAAGATGGAATGTCAGATCAAGATGCAATAGATTCTTTAAGTTCAGGAATTATAGCTCAATATAAAAAATTAATAACTCAAGAAACTGGAAATGGAATTTCTAATAAAGATGTGGAAAGATTAGAAAAGTTATTAGGTAATCCACAAATGTGGAGCAATCCAATGAAATTAAAATCTAACATTAATGAAATTAGAGATTTATTTTTAAGTAAGTTAAAAAGTACGAGCAAGGTTGCTAAAGATTTACAAGACCCAGATATGTATGCGACTGATGCGGAATGGGAAAAATATAAAGAAGATGCTTTAGCACTTACAAGTTTAGACTACACGACAAAAAACTCTTCCTCTAGTGCAATTGATGTTAGATAGAAATAGGATTTTATAATGGCTATTATTACAGTAGAATCAAGTTATGGTCCTATGGACTTTGAAATAGCGGGAGATACTCCAACTCCAAATGAGAATTTTAAAATTAGAGATATTATATCTAACGCATCTCAATTTAATCAATCAACTGGAGAATCGACACAAGAATCAATGCAGTCATCTGGTCCAGAATTTGATAGAACCACTGGTATTCAAGATGCAGGTCTAAGAGCTGGTTTATCTATTGTTGACGATGCAGAAGAGCGAGAAGCTGTACTGCAAAGAAACGGTTTAACTGTAGAAGATTACACTAGAGACTCAGGAGGCCAATTAGCCTTAACGCCTTCTGGAGCTAAAAAATTTGGCATAGAAACAGATCAAAATATAATTATAGACGAAAAAGGAATGAGCGCGAATGACATTAGCGATCTGGCTGGTATTGCCCCAGAAATAGGGGGAGCTGTAGGTGGAGCTTTAGTGGGTCAAGTTCTTATTCCTATTCCTTTTCTAGGTGCTGCGTTAGGAGCTGCGTTTGGTGGTGGTGGTGCAAATTTAATTGAAGAATTTGGGGAATATCTAGCAGGTGTTTCTCGTCAAACTCCAGGAGAAATAGCTAAACAAACTGGTAAAGAAGCTTTGCTTTCAGGTTTATTTGAGGGTGCAGGGCAAATAGTATTTAAAGGTATATCTAAGTTGTTTAGTCCAAGTGGCTCAAGATTGTCTCCAGAAGATTTAAAATTAGCAGGAGAGTCTTTGGAGGCTGGAATTAAGCCTAGTTTAAGTGCATTGGGATCTCCTAGTGTAATTTCAAGACAACAAGCATTAGCAGAAAGAATTTTTAAATCTTCTCCTCGTTTAAAAAAGAACCATGAAGCCATAACCGCTAAAATAGAAAAATTTAGAAATGACGCAGGGGCTTCAAATGTTAATGATTTAGGTAGAATATTAAAAGAAGCCGCAGAATCTGGAAATAAGAAACTTTTAAAAGAAGAAGCAGAATTATCTAGAGAAGTAATGGCTCATATGACTAATGTAGCCGACGATCTTGGTAGAGCTGCTGTAGCAGATTTAACAATAGACGCTAATTTATTTACAGCATTAAGCCAATCCTTTAAGCACTTTGATGATTTATCAGCGGCAGGGTTTAAGAAAATAGATGAAATAAACTCATCTGTTGTAGGAAATGCTGACATCATTCCATCTGGAAGTTTAAAGGCTATGGTGGATGACCTTGGGGGAACTGCAAAATATGAAGATATAGTTGCAGGAACAAGCCAAGATTTAGAAAAAGCTATTTTGGTATCAATGGGTAACGTAGGAGAAAAATCTTCTTTTGCAAAATTGTATTCTGCTAGAAAATCTTTGAATGATACAAAAATGACTCAAGGCGCAGAGCAAGGCGTTTATAATATGGCTAATAAATTTATAGATGAAATAGATACTCTTTTGTCGAGAAAAAATTTATCAGGTATAGATTCTGTTACTTTTAGAGCCAGTAGAGGAGGAGGTGGAAAAGGTAGCAGAGCTAAACTCCTCGCTGCCGCAGACTCCGTTGCAGAGCAAAGAAAACTTTACGCTGAAGGTATGAGGCAATTTGATGCTTTAGAACATTCTTCAATACTAAAAAATATAGCTAATACTGTTAGAAACAACAAACCTATAGATGCTTCAAAGATGGAGTCTAGCATCCTAAAGAGCAATGCCCCTGAACGTCTTAGGAGCTTAAAAAAAGTTTTAGATAACCAAGCAGATAGAATGAACGCTAGTAGAAAAGCTGGCTCTAGAAGCGTGGTTAGTGAGTACGAGAACTTAAGGTCTAGAATGGCTGGAGAATGGTTAAGAAGAACTATTGATGAGTCTACTTCTATTCTTGATCCTACTAAATTTAGTGGTAAACAATTTTCTACAGCATATAAAAAATTAGGTACAACAGCCGACGAATTATTTGGCTCTCAAGCAGCTCAAGTAAAAAAATTAGCAGAACAAATGGATTCCTTGTCTTTGTCAAGCTTAGATCAAAAAATAATAGGGCTTCTAAAAGAGGGAGAAGTATTTGCTGATGATGGAATAGATTTATTAAAAGGTGTGCTAACTAAAAGAAAGTCATGGGACGAGTTTCAGAGAAATAGTTTAGTTAAAAAATTAAAAAATAATAGTTTAGACGATGTAGAAGCGGCGGCATATATTAATAATCCTTCCACTAAAGCTTCTGATATAGATCAAATCATGGCTTATTTTAGCGATGACGCTAGTAAAGAAGTCCTTAGAGGTTCCTATATGGATAATCTAATAGGAGATTTCGATGCAAAATTTTTAACAGATCCAACTCAATTTAGAGCGTTTGCTGATAGATTAACAAAAGATCAAGCTAAACATGCAAAAATTTTTGGTGATGATATGGCAAAAGATATGGCTCAATTTGGTAAAATTTTAAAATTTAATTCTAAAACTGCTGAAGGCGGTGAGTTAGTTGCGGCAAGTATAGCAGCAAGTCCTTTACAAAATTTAGGTAAATTAACAAAGTTTAGTCTTATAGGAAGAATGTTTTCTTCTGACGCATTTTATAAAAGATTTATGAGAGACTACAAAGCATTAATAGGTCAAAACAAAAAACCAATGGACTTTCTTCCAGATTTATTATTTTCTTCAATAGCACAATTTACAGGACAAGCTTCTAGTCAAGGTATTTCAAAAGAAGCAGATAGAGTTAAAAATTTAATAAATAATAGTGTAAAAGATAATACTGTTCCAAAAACACCAGCAACAAGTACTCCAGTTCCAAGTGTTCAACCAGGAGCTTTGGAAGACTTACCCTATAAAGTAGTTCCGCCATCCCCACTAAGTGCTAAAACTTCTATACGCCAAAGGGCGATGGGAGATCCAACAATAGCGGCGACATTACTTGGCGGTCTTGGCAGTGCGAGTTTATTAAACCGTCCTTAGTCTTCGAGTACTGACTCGATTCCATATCTATTTTTAGTTTCTGGAAATGGTTGCATTGGCCTGACGTTTTCATAAGCTTGGTCTACAAGCCTGGAAAGTTGTCTTCCTATTGATCTGTCCTCTACATCAGCAACATGGACAAGTTTGTCGTAAGCACTTAGAGTAAGGCTCACCGATTTATATTTAAGTGGATTTGGCATATAAGGATTCCTTTAAAAAATGTTAGTAAAAGCACCATATAATCCCAGAAGATTTGGGTCAAGGTCTAAATACAATAATAAAAAGGTAACCATAAACGGTATAAAGTTTGATTCTAAATGGGAGTCTGAGCGTTACCTATATATAAAGGCTTTAGAGAGAGCTGGAACAGTAAAAGATTTAGAATTACAGGTACGTTTTGCATTAGAAGTAAACGGACAAAAGATTTGTACTTATATTGCGGATTTCAGGTACAAAAAGCAAGATATGAACGGAATTTGGACAGAAATTGTGGAAGACGCTAAAGGCGTTGAGACACCTGAGTTCAAATTAAAAAAGAAGCTGATGAAAGCCTGTCTTGGCATTGAAATATATTTAAGTAAAAAAACCTCTTGACACATATGCTACGTTATGGGATTAATGTTCCCGTGAACGAAACAAATATCAAGGAGGTCATAAAATGGATGGTGTTGAGCTATTCGAAAGACGCGAAGAATTACGTTATATCGTAAAAGATCTAAGCGCAGAACTAAAAGAAATTGATGAAAAGCTAGAAGATTTATTCTTACAAAAGTCTCGTGATACTTTGAGATCGCTGGGTAAAGACTTTGGCACAGCTACTATTGCAGAAGGCAACAGTAGGTTTAAAATTAACATTCCTAAAAAAGTAAAATGGGACAATGACATGTTAAAGGAAGTGTTTGAGGGAATGAATCCTGATGATGCTAACCACTTTGCAAAAGTAACATTTTCTGTAGATGAGCGAGTTTATAATGCGGCTCACAAAGAAATCAGGGATCTTCTTGAACCCTGTAGAGTTACTGAAATGGGTAAGTTTAAAATTGATAGAGAGGATTCTTAAATGAAATTACAAATTATTTCTGCTGACGAACGCATGAAAGAAAAGCGTGGTCACAAGATTGTAGTATGTGGTCAGAGCGGTGTAGGTAAAACTACACTTGCTCGAACACTGGACTCAGATAAAACTTTGTTCATGGATTTAGAGGCTGGAGATGCCGCTATTGAGGGCTTGCCTATTGATGTTATTCGTCCAAGAACTTGGCCTGAGTGTCGTGATCTAGCGTGTTTCTTGGGTGGTGGAAATCCATCCTTGGCAGATGAGTCTGCATATAGTCAAAAGCATTTTGAATATGTATCTGCTCAGTATGGTGATCGTGAGGCTATGATGACAAAGTATGATACTTTGTTTGTTGATAGTATTACAGTCGCAGGGCGTTTGTGCTTTCAATGGTGCTTACAGCAACCCGAATGTCATTCTGACAAGAGTGGTAAGTTAGATACCAGAGCCGCCTACGGTTTACACGGTCGTGAAATGATGTCGTGGCTTACACATCTACAGCATATTCGTGAGAAGAATGTTATCTTCGTGGGTATCTTAGATGAGTACACAGATGACTATAACAGAAAGCAGTATAACCTTCAGATTGAGGGTGCGAAAACAGGAAGGGAAATGCCAGGTATTGTTGATGAGATAATTACGATGGCAATCCTAACTGGAGAAAATGGACAGTATCGTGCGTTTGTGTGCGATCCATTAAATGAATGGGGCTATCCTGCGAAGGATAGGTCTGGCAGGCTCGAAACTCTCGAAGAGCCTCACTTAGGTAAATTAATTGCAAAAATGGGTAGTGGAAAACCACAGTCTGAAAGACCTTTGGTATTTGTTGACCCTAAAAATCAAAATTCAAATGAAGGGAAAATTAAAGATGCTTAATTTAAATAACACACCTGTTGATGAATCAACAAAAGAGTTTGAACTTATTCCACACGGAACTGTAGTTCGTGCAATTCTCTCATTAAAACCTGGAGACATGGAAGTTCCTGAGTTTGGTAGAGGTAACTGGTTTAAACAATCGTCGAATACTGGAGCAAAGTGGACTCAGTTAGAACTAACTGTCTTCGGTGGACCATATGATCGTAGAAAAGTTTGGGACAATATCTTTGTAGATGGTTCTAAAATGGGCCAAAGCGGTATCCCAGTGGCTAAAGAGATTGGTCTAAGAACTCTTAGATCTATTATCGAAAGCCATAATAATCTTGATCCTACGGATATGTCCGAAGCGGCACAATCTAAACGGCAAATCTCAGGTATTGACCAGTTGAATGGCATGGAAATCTGTGTTAAAATTAAGGTCGAAAAAGGCACAAATGGGTACGCAGATCAAAATAAAATGTTAGTGGTTCTTACTCCGAACTCAAAAGATTTTATCTCTGGTGGTGCGGCTCCTATTAGTAGCCAAGCTCCTCAACCACAGTCCACAGCAAGTGGTCCTGTTCCTGATTGGGCTAGATAAAAGGCTAAATGTGAGTGGCTAAGGTGTTTATGACCACGCCGATTCACACTCTGACGAGGGGCAGAGTGCCACAAACCCCTCACCATTCTCTCCATTCCAACTAGAGGTTAATTATGATACTAAGACCATATCAAGATGTAGCGGTATCAGACGCATCCAAAGCTTTAGATGATAGAAAGAATACAATCGTTGTTGCACCCACAGGTGCAGGAAAAACGATTATGCTTTCTGCTTTAATTGGTAAGAGATACAAAAAAGGTAATCGTGTCCTAGTTCTACAGCATCGTAACGAGCTTGTAGAACAAAACATGATGAAGTTTAGTAAAATAAATCCATCTATGAAAACTAGTATTGTCAATGGTACAGTTAAAAACTGGGATGGTGATGCAGTTTTCTCAATGATTCAGACGTTATCAAGGGATAACAATCTGTCTAAAAGACCTAAGTTTGACATGGTAGTAGTAGATGAAAGTCATCACGTTGCCGCTGATACTTATAAAAAAGTAATCAATGCCGTTAGAGATGATAATGAATATTCAGAGATTGTAGGATTTACTGCCACGCCTAACAGAGGCGATGGAAAAGCATTAAAAGGTATATTCGATAATTGCTCACATCAGATTGAGCTAACCACCCTCATTAGAGAAGGTTTTTTAGTTCCGCCAAGGGCGTTTGTAATTGATGTTGGAGTTAAAGATAAACTAAGTGAAGTTCGTAAACTGGCAAACGAGTTCGACATGGAACAAGTCGAAGCCATAATGAATAGAACTATTATTAATCAGCGAGTGGTTGAAGAATGGCTTGATAGAGCAGGGGATAGAAAGACTGTTGTATTCTGTTCTACTATCAATCACGCCAATGCGCTGCTTGATGAGTTTTTAGCTGAAGGTATAAATGCAGAAGTTGTAACAAGCGAAACACCTAAAAAAGATAGATCACAGATTTTGCACGATTTAGAACATGGCGATGTTCAAGTGGTAGTAAACGTAGCAGTTTTAACAGAAGGTTTTGATGCTCCACCAGTGTCGTGCATCGTGCTGACAAGACCATGTTCTTACAAATCTACAATGGTTCAGATGATTGGTCGAGGTCTAAGGATTATTGATCCAGAGCTTTATCCTAATACAATTAAAAAAGACTGTTTGGTCTTAGACTTTGGAACAAGCATCATTACTCACGGTGCTTTAGATGAGGGTGTAAACTTAGCAGGAAACGAAAACGATGGTGATAAAGGTGTAGCTCCAACTAAAGAATGTTATAATTGTGGTTGGATTGTTCCTCAAAACTCTCGCGTCTGTCCTAACTGTGGTCATCTGTTCGAGGGTCAAGATAAGTCTGAGCTACATGACTTTGAGTTAACTGAATTTGATCTGATGCAACTGTCACCATTTAGATGGATAGACATCTTTGGTAATGGCAATTGCATGATGGCAACTGGATTTGACGGATTCGGAATAGTGGCTACAATAGGTGAGAACTCAATAGGTCTTGTGAAGTCTCAGAATGGACGCTTAAAGGCTGTTGCGATTGGTAGCAAAGTACAGGCTACTTCTGCCGCAGACGACTTCCTGAGAGAGATTGAGAGCAGTAAAGCAGCTAACAAAAGCAAGAGGTGGTTAAATGATAGAGCTACACCAAAACAAATGGAACTTTTAAAGAAAAATAATGTTGAAATCAACTTTATGGATTTCTCCTGGACAAAGTATAAAGCCGCTTGTTGGTTGAATTATCTTTGGAATAAAGATGGAATAGATAAAATGGTTAAGGAAATGGGTTATGATAAGAAATAATCTTTTAGATGCGGCTAAAGCAAAGATTAATGTTGATAGAGCTGATGTCTACGGTGATGCAAAGTTAAATCACAAGAGAATTGCAGATGGTTGGAACGTCATCATAAACTCTATTGATGGAGACATTAATGAGGGCCATGTGGTTCTAATGATGGATTGGTTAAAGACATCTAGGTTGCTAGAGTCGATGCACCATCAGGACAGTTGGGAGGATAAAATTGGCTATTCAGCTCTAGGTGGAGAATTTATGATAAAGGAAGAGCAAGATGCCAAGGTTTAAGATGAATGTTTTTTTAATTAGTGAAAACACTGAAGGAGAAATATTTACGAATGAATTTAAAATGATTTGTTTTGTTAGGAATAGTTACGACGACCAGGAAGTAGCTGATCGTGCTGGAGAAATAACTAACGATTATATATTAAAATCTAAAAATAATGTTCTGTTTGGCTCTTGTTTTTATTCAGCTAAAAAAAATGACAAACCTTACAATTGGGAGATTTTTTCTTTTAAAGACAAAGGACTTGACGAGAAGTATACAGAAAGAGATTTACGTCATATGATAAAATTATACACTCCAATTGAGTATATTAAAAAATTTAGATTATTTTCCAAAAAGGAAATGCTTACTAACAACAAACGAAAATTACATTAAGGGGGATACATGACTGATAAAATAAGTCCATTTAAAGAAATAGGACATGTGTGTAAGAAATTTGGTTGGGAAACTAAATTATGTGAAATGTCTCAAGAGCAAATAGAAGTATTAATTTATGCAATACAGCAAACAACACCAATAGAGGAGGAAATTTCCATTGATAGACTTGAAGAGAACTACTTTAGAATCACAGGAAATTGGCCGACAAACAGCACCATCATCCCGTTCTAAAGATTTAGAGAATCAAATCTCAGACGCAGTAGACGAGAAGATCGTTGAGAATAATAAAAAAATACCGAAACGCAACTATATAGGCGCTTCGTCAATTGGTGAGGAATGTAGCAGAAAAATACAATATAGGTTTATGAACTATCCTTCTGATCCAGAAAGGGAATTTACTGCAAAGACATTGCGTATTTTTCAGTTCGGACATGAGATTGAGGATTACGCGGCTAAATGGTTGCGTGATGCAGAGTTTGATTTAAAAACAGAAGATAAGTTTGGAAAGCAATTTGGGTTCGCTATAGCAGAGGATCAAATAAAAGGTCACATAGATGGTGTTATATTGTCGGGGCCAATACCTATTGGGTATCCTGCCTTATGGGAAAACAAATCTGCGAATGATAGAAAGTTTAAAGAGTTTGTAAAGCACGGTGTTGCTAAAACAAATAAGGTTTATGCGACTCAGATAGCACTCTATCAAGCCTACATGGATCTTACGGAAAACGATTGTTTATTCACAGTTGTTAATAAAAATACCAGTGAAGTTTACTATGAGTTAGTTCCGTTTGATAAAAAACTTGCTCAAGAAGCAAGCGATAAAGCAGTAGACATCTTGACTAGTATAAAAGCAAATGACATTCTACCTCGCATAGCACAAAGTAGAGATTTCTTTTTATGCAAATTCTGCGAGTATCAAGACTCGTGTTGGGGAGAAGAACCGAAATGAAAAAAGTGGAGGGTGAAATGTCGGTAAACATCACCCTCCTAGATTAAAACGAACTTTATGTGGTGGGTACAGAATAATGGTAGTAATAAGACTTAGCAATACTAAATCCAGTAATTTAGCAGAAGAAATCAGTGACAAAGTGCCTCGTAGCATACAGTTGCAAGCACTGGTGGATACATACCCAAACGGTGTTATCAGAGGCACTCAATTTGAGATCGGATCGTTAAGCGGTGAGGTCGGAAAATCTCTAAAAATTTCTGTAGATTCTAACCGTGCTGACTTTATGCAGGGTATGGATTTTAGTACCAGTGAAGGTATCGGAGGTATCGCAAAGATTATGATGGAGGGTCGAGGAATGACCCTGAGAGATGTTACAGAATATTTCAGTGACTATTTAGATAGACAAGAATACACCAGACCACCAGAAAACCCGATAAAACCTAATTTAGATGCGCCAGCTCCAGCTAAAGCTAAAGTTCAGATAGATATTAACACTCCTTTTGATGGTGAGCATTTCTATGTATCAGAAGATGGTGAGATCATTTGCTCTGTCCGTAGATACATATCCAAAGATGATTCGGGTGAGATTATGCGAGGATCGGACGGCAAGGCCAAAAAAGAATTTAGACAGTTCTCAGGTCAAAGCACATATCCTAAAATGCCCGACACTCGTCCCTTGTACAACATTCCAGACATTCTGGAAGCAGAGCGCGTTATCTGGGTTGAAGGTGAGAAATGTGCAGATGATCTAAAAGCTATGGGCTACACAGCAACCTGTAACTTAGGGGGTGCAGGTATGTTATCTGTTAAGTCAGCTCCAAGTTACGACTTCTCTCCATTACAGGGTAAACAGGTTATTATCTGGCCTGATAATGATAGTGCAGGAATAAAGATTGCAAAGTTAGTCCAAGATTTAGCCTCCAAAGCAGGGGCTAAGTCTGTAACAATGCTGTCGCCACCAAGGGGTAAGCCTGAGAAGTGGGACGTTTCTGATGCAATCACAGAAGGTTTTGACATCAATAAGTTCTTAAATGAACCACAGCATAAAACTAAACAGAATATTTCTTTAAAAGATAACAGCTTACTCATATCGGAAATGTTTGTAGGTAAAGCACCAGAACAGAAGTTTCTGATCGCAGATACAATACCTCTGGGCGTACCTGTCGTTTTTGCAGCGGCTGGTGATTCGGGAAAAGGAATGATGACACTTGATCTCGCTATGAAAGTAGCGTCAGGGTTCTCAATGCAAAGCTCCTTCGGGGGATTAGTATCTACGCATGGTAATGTAGTCATTATGACAGCGGAGGATGATAAAGACGAATTGCACAGACGTGTGGAGCGACTAGATCCCAGGAGAAAAAGATTTGATTACGAACACGATATGAGAGTGCTTCCGTTACCTAACTTGGGCGGTGTATTTCCCATGATGCAGAAGATAGATAATTCATACGTTATGGGAGCAGAGTTCGAAAGGCTCTATGAACAGATATTAGAAATTGATAACTTAGCTCTGTTTATTGCTGATCCAATGGCATCTTTTGTCCATGCAGACATAAACGCTGATCCAGCGGCAGGGGCGGCCTTCATGGGTATGCTCGCACAGCTATCCACAGAAACAGGTGCAACAGTCATGGTTAATCACCACATGGCTAAGATTAGAGAGAATGAGCCTATCAAAACTCCAGAACAGGCGCGTAACCTTATCAGGGGTACATCAGCTATTGTAGACGGTGTGCGGTCTGCGTTCTCCGTCTGGCAAGTGGACGAGAAGATCGGTCGTGAACGCTGTAAAGATCTGGATATAACATATACAAGAAACACCGTATTCGATGGTGGTGTAGTTAAATCAAACGGTCCAGCTAATCGGGATATACGTCACTTTATTCGGAATCAAGACACAGGTTTACTTGAAGACAGATCACAAGATATTCGTAACTTAGCTCTCTCGGAAACCATACGTTTAAGACAAAACCATATGTACCAGTTTATCGAAATGTGTGAGCGAAATGGCGAGGCAGTCACCAAAGGCGGTAAAGATGATGGCGTGTTTGAATCTATTCGTGTTGCCACATTAACAGAACCTTTCGTAATAGCGTTAAAAGCATTTGAACAAACTACAATAAAAAACACCGTTACCCAACTTCAAGAAAGTGGTAGAATTGACGTATATAGACTTACTCAGGGAGGAGCTAAAAAGTGGCTCGGAACTATGGATGGTGCAATGGCAAATGAGGTATACGAAGCTCGTACTGCAAGAGGTAATCTATAAAATAATTCTTTACTTATCCCGTACTTTATGGTAATTAATAGTATATGAAAGGAATAGAAAATGTTCGCAGTATATAATACAAAAAAAGAAAGACCTACTTTAAAAGAAGCACAAGAATACGTTGGGGGAATGGTTCAAATAGTCTATTGCCCTTCAGATCCTGATGCTCAGTTGCTCGTTAACGAAGAAGGTCTACTCTTAGACCTACCTTGGAACGATAAGGCTACAGATTTAGCTAAAACAGGCATCGTCGGGAACGCTATTTTCTTAAAAGGTGATGCTAAATGGGATTAAAATGTTAAAAAAGACCGTAAATAAGCTTTGGCTTGGTAAGTTTGTTTCTATTCGTGATTACGAATTGGCAACAGCTATCAAGTCAGGCGGCTTAGAACTTCAGCACGATGGGCAAAAAATGCTATTATCTGTTGAGCAATTAAACAGCATTACGCCAAGTGGTGCATTTCATAAATCAAAGTTTGGCGGTGCAGATTATCAACTTGCAGATATTACTTTTAAACCATTAACAGAGGATCCAAATCAAGGTAATTTAATATAAGTGTTGCTTAAAACAAATATTATGATATAATTTTTATACTCATAATATCTTTATTATTTGATAGACTTGTCATTGGGTCTGCCATTTAAAGAAAAACTTCCGTTAGAGCGGGAGTTTTTTTTTGGCTGCTGGCGTTAAGTCGAAGAATTGTTCGGGTTAATTACCTATTAAAACTTAGGCTCATAATTAATTCCCTTATTATGTAAGGCTTTAAGTTTTCTAAGCTCCGCTCCCAATGCCTCGAACCTGGGATCTTGATCCCACTCAGCATCGGAAACCTCGCTAGTCAACTCTTTTATTCTACTCACGACATCTAACAATCTATCATCCATCATCGGGCAACCCATTACCTTCTAAGGCATATAACTGATGTTCAAGAACAGAGATCGTTGTGCTTATGTCTCCTGTCGAACCAGCCATTTTTTTCAACAGTTCGATCTCTTCACGCAAGAACTTTGCTCGCATCGCTTCTGCTAAATTTCCTAAACCATTCTTATGGTCGAAATACGTTTTTAAATTCATTTTGTTTACAATCTCCGTCATTCTAGTCATTATCTTCTCCAAAAACATCTTTTACAAAAATCTCAGGCAACTCAACAGTATTATATCTGTTGTTGCAATCTAAGCAATGCCGCCTTCTGCGCTTGGTCTTAAAGCCAAACAACTCAATACTTCTGCTATCCTTTACCCTAACTTTAGCAGAATTGCAGTCGGGACACGTTACGCAATCCATAAAACTAAACTCCCCACTAAAAATAAGAAAAACATATTCCAGAATACAAACTTACCCATTACACATCCGCCATCCAAATAACTCGCCAAACATTTTTTTTCTTTTCGTTGCTGTCCATTTCAATCTCATAAGTGTCATCATCGGGCTTGTTTTCCTCATGCCATTGCCAGTGCATCTTAGGATAACGGCAAGCCTTGTCCCTGTAACCAAAGACATCAAAACCACGGCTGTGGTGCGATTTTTTTAAATACAAAGGCATTACACATTCTCCTGTACTATTCCCATGTTTGCTAAAATATCCTCAATGATAACGCACTCGTCATCAAACTCACCTTGCGCCCAATCGGAATAAGAAGTGTTTCCTTGAGCATCCTCAACATAAATTACACCATCCAACGACACAATATCTAAGGCTTTCAATCTTCGATCTGCAAGTTCAGAATACAACGTAATATAGTCCTCGGAACTTAATACTAATCTAACTTCGTTCATGCCTCTAACCTCTCTACTTTCTTTGCTAAGTTGGCCGCTGACCAACTGAAACCTTTGGAAGGCCACGCA